TAAGAAGGTGGCGCAGTTGCCGGTGCATTCCATCGGGCATATTTTCTGTTTTGGGAATGTGCTGGTGTCGCCGTTTTTGCTGGGGTTTTGCGGTGAAAATAATGTGAATTTGGCGTTTTTTACCGAAAATGGACGTTTCTTGGGGCGGCTTCAGGGGCGCCAAAGCGGCAATGTGCTGCTGCGTCGGGCGCAGTATCGGGTGTCGGAGCAAAATCCAATGCCGATTGTGCGCAATATCATTGCGGCGAAGATTCAGGCGAGTAAGCGGGTGCTTCAGCGGCAGATTCGTAATTATGGCGAGAATGCGGCGATTCAAAGTGCGGTCGATGCTTTGAATATTTCACTGCGGCAGTTGAAGGGGGCGACGGAGCTGGATGTGGTGCGTGGCATTGAGGGCGATGCGGCGGCGCGGTATTTCGGCGTGTTCGGGCAGCTTTTGAGCGAAAAAAGCGGCTTTTCTTTTGACGGGCGTAACCGCCGTCCGCCCAGAGACGGGGTGAATGCGCTGTTGTCGTTTGTGTACAGCATCTTGGGCAAGGACATCAGCGGTGCGCTGCAAGGCGTGGGGCTGGACCCGCAGGTGGGCTTTCTGCACGCCGACCGTCCGGGGCGCGACAGTTTGGCGCAGGATATTTTGGAAGAATTCCGCGCGTGGTGGGCGGACAGGTTGGTACTTTCCTTGATTAACCGAGGGCAAATCAAACCGCAGGATTTCGTTACCGAAGCAAGCGGCGCGGTGAGTTTGAAAGCTGATGCGCGTAAGCTCTTGTTTCAAGCCTTGCAGGCGAAAAAACAGGAAAAAATTGTTCATCCGTTTTTGGGTGAGGAAGTGGAAATCGGGCTACTGCTGTATATTCAGGCGATGCTGTTGGCTCGGCACTTACGCGGGGATTTGGCAGAATATCCGCCGTTTTTGATGAGATAGGTTTGCAGGTCGTCTGAAAACGGGTTGGATGTTTTCAGACGACCTCTAAAGCAGCCTGCACATGGGAATACAAAATGCTGATGCTGATTACTTACGATATTTCGCTGGAAGACGCGGAAGGACAGGCAAGGCTGCGGCGCGTGGCGAAATTGTGTCTGGACTACGGCGTGCGCGTGCAGTATTCGGTGTTCGAATGCGACATTGCGCCCGACCAGTGGGTTGTTTTAAAGGACAAACTCTTGAAAACCTACAACCCCGAAACCGACAGCCTGCGCTTTTACCATCTGGGCAGCAAATGGCGGCGCAAAGTGGAACACCACGGCGCGAAACCGACAGTGGATGTGTTTAAGGATACGTTGATTGTGTGAATCGCCAACCTGCGGTTCTCATGAAAATGCGGTAGGGTTGGCGAACTGGAATTGTTCTTTAACAATCAGGATATTGTGAATGCGGGTGTAACGGAAAAGGCTGTGTTATACTCGTGTTCGCGCTTTTCTTGGGAGCTTAGCGAAATCGGGGCTGCGAAGCCTGATGGAACAAGGCTTTTGAGAGAGGCTCAGCCGCCCGAAGGCCAGCCGCCTTCGGGCGGCTGCGTGTTGAAACCATGCGGTAAAGCAAGTACATTGCGATAGGGGCGCCAGCCGCCCGAAGGCCAGCCGCCTTCGGGCGGCTGCGTGTTGAAACTACTTCGGGCTTGCTGTAATCCCGAATGTTAAAGCAGCCGCCTTCGGGCGGCTGCGTGTTGAAACATTTCCGAAACGCAGGGGGTAGGCAAATCAACCTCAGCCGCCTTCGGGCGGCTGCGTGTTGAAACCAATCGGAATCATAATAAAAAGAGGATGAAGCTTCAGCCGCCTTCGGGCGGCTGCGTGTTGAAACAACATCCAGCTTGCGCCCACCAGCAAATCGCGCGACCAGCCGCCTTCGGGCGGCTGCGTGTTGAAACAAAAAGTACAGCCGAATCCGTTCAGACTACGCATTTCAGCCGCCTTCGGGCGGCTGCGTGTTGAAACTACTGTATCCATTTTTTATCCGTTTCCAACATTTCCAGCCGCCTTCGGGCGGCTGCGTGTTGAAACAAGACTATTGAATTTGGTGGGGAAGGTGACGATACCCCAGCCGCCTTCGGGCGGCTGCGTGTTGAAACAAAAACTTGCGCATGTAGTCGTTGTCGCGAGCAAGCCCAGCCGCCTTCGGGCGGCTGTGTGTTGAAACCTAACTGTATTTATACTGTGTTTTCTAACTCTATATAGTATCAGGATTTTTTCATTTTTTTGGGCGGTTGTTGTTCCGCAATTTTTAAAGGCGTTCCGCAAAAGTCATTTTATCGGCTTGAGGATTTTCCCGCGCCGAATATAGATTTTAGTCATACGTTCGGAAGCGTGCCCAAGTTGATCGGCGGCGGTGCGCGTATCGGCTGCAAGATAAATATCTGTTGCGGCCTTGGCTCTCAAATCGCGGAATTGAAAATCGGCCAGTTCGTCGGACAATTCCGGGCGTTGCTGCATGATGGATTTGCGTAACTCTAAAAATTGCCTGCTCAATGACGAACGGGTAAGCGGCCTCCCATGTCGGTTGAGGAATAGATAGCCGTTCCCCGGTCGGATTCGGTCAATGATTTCCTTTAATTTCCCGCTGATTTCAAAGCGTAATTTTGCGCCGGTCTTTTGCTGGTTGATGTGCAATATGCCGTCGTGGATGTGGCTGCTGTGGATGCCGACTATATCGATGGGGCGTTGCCCTGTAATGTAGGCAATATCCATCAAGTCGCGCATCTGTTGGTCGGCGGCTTGATAGACGGCCTGATATAGGTAATCCTCAATATAGACTTCACGGCGTTTCTTGCTGTGTTTTTTGACGTTGCGGCAGGGATTTTCTTTGGATACCCAGCCTTGTTCTCGGGCGTAGTTGAAAATGGCGCTGAGGTAAGTAATCTCATTGTTGGCACTGCCCGGCGTGTCTTTGCGCCAGTCAAGGTAACGGCGGACGTGTGCCGGCTCAATATCATCCAATGGCGCGGGATTGTTGCCGCCAAAAAACTCTGACAGCTTGCGGACAGCTTTTTGGGCGCCGGAAACAGTATTGCTGCTGCGATGGCTGATAACGGTATTTAAGTAGCGGGCGGCGGCAACGGGGAAGGTAACTCGGGCGGCTCTGGGCAGTTTGGCGGATTCGAGTTTGCTCCACTCCTGTACGGCGGCAACATAGTCCGTGCCCAGCGGGATTTCTTTGCGCCGTCCGTTTTCGTCTCGTCCATCGTAGAAATAATAGACGGTGGTTTTGCCGTTTTTGCGGGTGCGTTTGCGTGCCCGCATTCTGTCGGGAAGGTTGGTGTTGGTGCTGCGTTTCCTGCCCATTTCGGTTACTCCTTCAGACGGCGGGCTGCCATTTCGGTTTGTCCGGTTTGTGTGGCCGGCCTTCGATTGCACTTCTGCTGACTACGGGATAGCCTGCGGCGTTGGTAAAAAACGGGATGCCGTTTTTGCGCAGGGTTTCAGCCTGTTTTTTTGGTTGTTTACGTCCGGTTAGTTGGACGGTTTCTTCTTTGGTCAAAAAGGTGTCGGTCATTTCTACCCTTCCTGTTTTTTCCGCTTCCGGTGCGCTTCGGCATCTAATATCGGCTCGGATTCTTTAATGGCGCGGCCTTTTTAATTTGGCTGTTTCTGATTCCGTCCGTAGCCCTGTAGCTCAAGGCGAGCAGGCGGAGGGATTGATGGTTCATTCCACACCCCCCCCCCGGCAGATGGCGTTCAATACATCGGCATGGGCTTGGGCTGCTTCAGGTGAAAGATGAATTAGCCCGTGATTTAAAAATCCAAAGTCGCCATCATCTCCTTCCCAAATGTACCGTTGAACGTCAAATCCAAAAGCTGCACGTTGAGTTGGCATCCAATAACGAGTTCCATCAGGCGGCGCAATCTTCTCAGGTTCAGGAAATCCTATCTTTTTGCCGTTCACAGCAACTTTGATTATTTGCGGTTTTCGGCGGTATTGGACGTCAGAATGCCAGCCGGGGTTCTCCCCGCAGTCATACCAATCATCACGGATCTTCTCCCCGTGATGATTCAGAGTGCTGGTATCTGAATACTCCCACCGCTCCCACGGTTTGTCTGTTTCCATTGCGTCTTGTGCGTATTGCAGCATCAAGTCTGCGTGTTTATGTGCTGTCATATTAAACCTCCATATTTAACGCCAGTTGTTGTGTAAAGGTTGGATTTTGAAACAACTTCAACCACAACGTATCCGTCGCTGAGTTTTGTCCGTATTCAATGTGCAAACTGGTGTAATCATAAAAAGAGAACTCGCCTCCTTTATACCCTTCAAATACTTCACGCTCATCTAACAACTTCTCTAAAAAGGGTATCCATTCATTTAGGGTAGAGAATCCGTCTTCGACAAAGATGGCTGCCTCTACATAAGCGCCACGCCAACTTCCACAATCATATGGTTTCAGTCCGATCTCAAGTTCTGGACTATCTTTGCAGGTGTTCAACATCGCTTTTATACTGATTTCCATATCTATACTCTCTCATAAGTTTGCTCAAAAATATCCGGTTTGCACGGATATAGTTCCCCATGGATTCCGCGAATAATCCAAACGGCGAACATTATTTGACCGCTTCTTTCAGGGGCTTGCCCGGGCGGAATCTCGGTTTTTTGGTGGCGGGAATCGTCAGTGTCTCGCCGGTCTGCGGGTTGCGGCCTTGACGTTCGGCACGCTCCGAAACGTGGAAAACACCGAAACCGACAATGGATACCTCGCCGCCATCGGCCAATTGCTGCTTGATGGTGTCAAACACGGCGGTAATTACTTTTTCCGTTTTGTGGTCGCTCAAGTCTGCTTGTGCGGCAACGGATTTGACTAATTCGGTTTTGTTCATTTTTTGCTCCTAGGTTGGTTTTGGATGCGGCAAACCGTGCCGCGCGGGTTATGAATTTGCAATCTCAGAAGGCTTCAGTTTTTATTGCCGCTCATCAGAGATTGATGACTTGCCGCTTTGATGACTGCCAGCTTCGGATATGCCAACACCTGATAAACCTATGTACTCCTTGCCGGTTTTCTTGTCGGTAATTAAGTACACCCCACGATAACTTGAGTAAGCAATATCATCAGGAATAACAGCAATGCGTTTCACAACGATGCGGTCTTCTGTTTGAATCTCTACTGGTTTCCCTTCTCTATATTGCTGATAACTGGCAGTTGGTTCACAAGCTGCTAACGCAAAAAGACATATGATTGACAGGAAAATTTTCATTTGTTTCCCTTTCATTTTGATTTTCGAAAATGCGTGGCCTCCTGTATGCGCATGGCCGCGTCTATCGCGTCGCGCATACTGTCGAGGTGCTGCTCCACGCACTCGGTAGGTAGGATGACGCTGCCGATTTTGTTTGCGGGGTCGGCCAGCCAGTCGAGACGGGCGGTGTCGGGGTGTAGGATGGGTTCGAAGGTGCCGTAGGCGTAGAAATTCGAACATTTCTGCCCTTCCCAGATAATCCACACGGCGGTTTTGCCTGTGTCGATAATCAGGCCTTCCGCGCCTGTTTGTTTGCAGCGTACGCGGTCGCCGAATTTGAGTTGTTGGGGTTGTTGTGTCATGGGTTACTCCTAAAACGGGACGTCATCATCAATATCATCTACGGGTTGCGCGGGTGCGGCGGGAGCCTGACGGCGTGGCGGCGTTGGCGTTTCTGCTTGCGCCTGTTGCCCACTGTCATTGCCGCCGCCCAACATCTTCATTTCGTTGCCGATGATTTCGTAGGCTGTGCGCTCGATGCCGTCTTTGCCGGTGTATTTGCGGCTTTGGATGCGGCCTTCGATGTAAACCTGGCTGCCTTTTTTCAGGTATTGCCCTGCTACTTCGGCCGTGCGGCGGTATAGGGTTATCGCATGCCATTCTGTCTTTGTTTGCCGTTGGCCGCTCTGGTCTTTCCATGTTTCGTCTGTGGCGATGGAGAAGTTGCAGACGGCCTCGCCGTTGGGCATTTGGCGCACTTCGGGGTCGCGGCCCAGGCGGCCGATTAGGATGGCTTTGTTTACGCTCATGAAAAGTCCTTGATTGATTGGTTAATTAAGTCGATAAATCTTTTTTCGCGTGCCAGCAGTTGCTGTATCTGCGTTCTGTATTGTTCGCGTCGGATGCGGTAAATCAATAATTTGTGCGGCTCTGGGGCAAAGCTGCAATAACTGACAAAATCCCACCATTCGCGCCCTGTGTGGGCAAGGTTGCCAAGTATCTGCCAGCGGTAGGCCGGGTCGAAATTGTCTCGCCGTTTGGTGGCGGCATGGGTTTGAGGCAGTACGCTTTTTATTTCAATTCCGCCATCATCTCTGACTAGGCCGTCTGGGGAACAGCCGATATAGTCGTCGCAGAAGAAGCCGCCGTTTTGTACGGTGCAGAATGTTTCCGATTCATACAGGGCGCGGGCTATCGGCTCTTCTACGTGTCCCCGCTCCATGTCGGCATTGCTGTAACCGTCGCCGTAATGCGCGCGCATGGAATAGCCGTTGATACGTTCGAAGGCGATTTGGACGGCCAGGCGTTTTGCAGCATCGCTAAAGGCTTTAGGCTGGTTGGCCATGATGATGGCGAAGTTTGAGGCAGTCAGCCGTCCGGCTCTTAATTCTTCCCATTCCGGGCTGTTCTGACTAATGTCATACCATCTCATGATTGGGTCGCCTGATTGATAAGTAATTTCCGGTTCTCTTCGCTGATGTAAACATGGGCTTCTACCGCATCTAAATTCCCTTCGCTTTTATAGACGTCAATGGCACGCTGCCACAGCTTCTGATTGTCAGGAGTAAGCTCACGCTTCTGCGGTTGGATGGCGGCGGGGCGGATGCGTAAGCCTTCTACGGTTTCGCGCCCGAAGCGGACGTTATGGTCTACGTAGATTTCCACCGCTACCCCGTTCCAGTCTTCCAAGAAGGGGCTGCCGGTTATCTTGGCAACCATTTTGGAGTTGGTGGCGTTGAGTATCATGGGTTTTAATGGTTCGCCCGGTCGGATTTGTTGTTCAACAAAATAAGCCGTATTCATTTTGTCTTTTGTTTTCTTTGTCTTATCTGTCTCAACAATCACGTTTGCGATGGTCAGCAATACAGGCTCTACTATGTCTGCTGCCGATAGATACGGGCTATCAAACACTTTCCTGTAATGGGTTTTATTTTGGTTGCTCATTTCGGTTTCCTTTTTTCAAGCCGTCTGAAACGGTCATGGGTATTTGTGCCAGTAGGCGGGCTTCAAAATTTCCGGCATGGGCGGAAATTTGTTTACTTCGCTCGGTGTGAGGTATTTTCCCGCCTTGCGTTTGCGGTAGTAGGCCGCCTGTTGTTCGGCGCAGGCGCGGCATCTTCTCTTCGGATTCCCGCTTTTGTTTAAGTCAAAATCGCTTTTCGGCTTTTTCTTCCTGCATAATTGGCAGGTAATTATTCGCGGCATGGCTTACCCCACAGCCTTGTACTTGTGGTATTTAAGTTTCTTCTGACCTGTTTTATTATCAATCGCAATCTTGCCCTTGATGCTGTACTCACCGAGTTTTGCAATATAGACAGGCCTTATTGTTTCCTCCCTACCCTTGCAAAGCTCTATAAATTGCATTGCTGTACTTTCCGTTGAAAATCGGGTGAGATTTGATAGCAACCTTTGTTTTTCTCGAATGTTCTATATTCGTCTTTAATCTTTACGCCATAACGGCTAAAAGATTTTTCATATTCACGTTTTAAGATTTTTCCAAATACGGCGAACATTATTCATCTCCAGTTGACTCATACGTCGGATACCAATCGGCGTGGTCGGCTTCACTCCGACCCTATATTGCCTTGCGCTTCTTCTAGCCGGCTGCGTGCTACCTCTATTAACAATTCGTACTCGCGTTTGGTTTTTTCGTCGTGTACTTTTGCGGATTTGGCTAAAAACTCTTCCACGCTACCTGTAAAACAACCGCGTGTGGCTATCAGCCCGTTTTTGCCGCAGTAAACTGTCAAAGTGCCGTTTTCGGTGCCGACGTTTGAAAACCATACAACGGAACGTCTGTTGAGTACCCGTGCGTAGCCGGATACCCATGCGTTGCCGTATACCCGTGCGTTGCCGTATACCTGTGCGTTGCCGTATACCTGTGCGTTGCCGTATACCCATGCGTTGCCGTATACCCGTGCGTTGCCGTATACCTGTGCGTTGCCGGATACCCATGCGTCGCCGGATACCCATGCGTCGCCTTCTTGCGAGAGGTTTCTCTCGGACTCAATATAGCCGCCGAACTCACCCTCTTTTACATTGTGAAAATCCTTTAATGCTTTGATTCGGTACAGTTTGCGGTTGTTAAATTCTATAAATTCGTCTTTTAAAATTTCGTATTTCATTTCAGTCTCCGATAGGTTCGTAGGGCGGATGCCAATCACTCCTGTCAGCTTCCTCAACCGCTTTGATTGCTTCGGCATCGCGGGCGACGGCTTCGGCTTCTGCGGCGTTCATGCGGCGCATCCATGCTATGTCTGCTTCCACTTCCTGCCGCGTTTTAGCGGCGTCCCATGCGGGGGCTGTGGTGTTTGCGGGTTGTGCCTCGCTGCCGCCGTAGACGGCCAGTACGGCCAGCACGGCGAAAAACAGCATCCAATTGATTACCTTGTTCATTTCCGTTTCCTTTGCTAAACATTTATGGGGCAGGGCGCGGATGGGGTGAGAGAAATGCCCGTCCAGCCAGGGGATTAAAGCTGCCGCACCCTGTCCGATAAGTGTTTGTGTCAAAAATATGACGTTTCTTTGTTACGTTTTTTGCGGTTGTAAAAAATTTCGGTTTTTTTGCGTGCCGCGACGGTGGAAAGGAGGCCGGTTGTCCGCACGCTTTCGAAGGTTTGCTCAGGCTCTTTCCGCGCCTGTGGTATGCCCACTCTCCGACTAACGGCATACCATTGATGGACTATCATCATGTCTACTTAAAGCGGTATCGGTCTAAATACGGAGGGGTGGCGAATCCCCCTGTCTCTGCCTGCCGCCTGCGTCTTGCGGCACTCCCCCGCGCCCGGGGGTAGCATATTGCGCCTGTCTGCAATACCGTATTTAGGCCGATGCCGCCTTATGCGGCCATCGCTGTTTTCATGGCTTGGTATTCCCGAAATGTCGGCATGGTGATACCTAAATCCAGCGGGTTTTTCATTTTCAGGTCGTAAATCTGATAGTTATGCACAAAATCGTTAAAGTCTGACTGGTCGGATTTTTCGTAATCCTCTTGGCCTAAGTCGTCGCACATTACCCATGCTTTAATAATTTCTTCCCCGTAGTATTTCCTACGGCAGGCCGCCTCTTCTTTGTCAGCTTCTCTTTGCGCTTCCGCCGCGTCAGATTCCGCCTGTCTTCTTTCGTTATCTGCTATCGCCCGTGCGATGGCGGGGTTTTCGATGTAGGGGTACATTTTTCGTCTCCTTCCGCCCCTTTCGGGGCGGGGTGTTATGCCTGCGCTTCTTTCCAGCATTTGATGCGGCTTCTTGCCGTTTCCAGGGCGGCGGCTTCGGCCTTTTGCCTTGAGTGGCCGAAATAGACGACCAAGTCGGAAGCCTGTTGTTTGAATTTTTCTTTCACAAACGCCTTAAACTCTTTCAGGTCTTTTTTGGTTTGTTCGGCTGTTTCTTTGATAAACCAGCCGCCGGCCACCATTACTTTTTCGCGCGGTGCGTTTGCTTTGCAGGTGTTTAATTCGGCATTCAGTATTTGCAGGGGGCTTTTCATTTCTGTTTCCTTGGTTGTTTTGTTTCGATGGGTGTATAGTACTATTGTACTTATTACATGTAAAGTACTTTTGTACTTTTATTTTGCCTTTAGTACTTTTGTATTGATTTTTAAAAGAAAAAAGTTTGAAAAAAACCGCCTTTCGGGCGGCTTTGTCGGTTTTGTGCTGTTTTCAGGTTCGGCGGGCGTGAAAAAGCCCGCATGATGCGGGCTATTGGTTCGATTTTTCAGTGATTTGGAAGTTGAGCTTTTGAATAGCGAGGAAATTTAACGTGAAGTATACGATACTTAGTACAGTTAAAAGGGCGACAAGTAAAGACAGCCTGAATGTGATCGCTACCCCCTGAATGGTAATTGCAAGTTCAAATTCGGGGGCAAGCTGATAGGCAAGATACCCGACTGATATGATGGCAAAATAATACAAGTAGATATTTCGAACCTGCAGGATGTTGGTTTTGATGGCCTTGTAGAATTTGATGTTCTTGACCTTCTCAAGGTTGATGGCGCAAATAATCCCCATACCGATGGAAAACATGATGCCGGCCACGGTATAGAGGGTGCCTAAAAAGTCGGAAGCTGGCTTGGCACTTGTCGTTGAAGCAAGCAAAACTGACAAAAACACAAGCAGCAGACTAAGGGTGAGTGTCCTTTTCATGAGTCAATTCTAGCAGAAAAGAGCCGATTACTGCGAAGTGAGCAAATCGGGAGAGCCACCCAGTTTCCGTTCAATCCGGCTTCAGTTTTAATTTGGTGGAATTCCACCAAATTAAAATTCGGGTTGTTGAGTGTTTCCCATACTCCGATAAAGTCATACGGTCGGCCTATTTATCCAATATCTCCCCGGTTTTGCAATAATGCCGATGCCGTTTACTTTCTGTGCCCATTGCTTGACCGACAGCGAAAATCGGTTCAGGCCGGCTTGGTTTTTAATTCCCTCGAAATCGGGGGAATTAAAAACGGGGCAATCAGGCGATTTTTTTGCCAAATAATATTTACTTTTTTGGTACTTTTTTTGCTTTTATATTTAATATAACGTATAATTTAGAAAATTTGATACTGATGGAGAAGGAAATGGCTCTTACTGCTTTTGGAAAAGCAGTGCGTAAAGCACGGATTGACGCAGGGGAAACCTTGTTGAGCATGGCACAATATTTTGGCGTTACCCCCGCTTTTTTAAGCGGTATGGAAACGGGGCGGAAAAAAGTTCCTGCCGAATGGGCGGGCAAGATCGAGGCTTTTTTCAGCGAGCGGGATGTGCTGGTTGGTGATTTGCAGCAACTGGCAGATGTCTCTAATGAAAAAATACCTGTTGACGGTTTGCCGTTGCAGCAACAGATGCTGCTGGCTGGATTTGCTAAAACAGCAATGACGGATGAGCAGTTGGAAGCGTTTGCGAAATTTTTGGCGGAAATTCATCAGCAGGAGAAAAAATGATGAGTTTTCAGCATTTATTGCGACAGATGCACGGATACAGAGTTTTGCCTATGGCAAATGACGAGATTGCGCGGGTGGCTATGAAAACGGCAAAGCTGCTCGGGTTTACCCGCCAAAACAGAAAAAAGCCCGATGTGGTTTTGGAGCAGTTAAGCAGGGTGGTAACGCTGGATGTGCTCCCTGATCACGAATGGCAGGAAATTACGTTGGATTTGACCAAAGGACATTTCAGCCCTTTGGAGATGACTATCCGCATTCCGGAACGCATTTATCAAGCCGCGTGTTTGGGCGAACAAGATGCGTTGGAAGTGATTTTGCACGAGCTTGGGCATATGGTGTTGATGCACCAATCCTTTCTGCATAAATCAGAAGCTCCTCCTACCCAATACGAAGACCCGGAATGGCAGGCAGATATGTTTGCCGAAATTATTTTGACCGGCATGGGGTACGATGCGAAACAGATGTCGTTGGATTTCAATGAAAAACGGCCTGATATGCCTTAGCATACCAAGCCGGTTTGGATTTCCTGTTGGCGCAGGAAATTTGATTGTTCTCCGCCCGCAATCATGCAGATGCGCTTGGATAAGCAACGTAGCTTTTTTAGTTTATCCGTTTCCTGCGCATTTGTCCATGAAGCCAAGCGGCGGCAGTTTTGTTGGAGTTTTATATGATACTCGATGCAAATTTGCCAATTATTCCTGATTTGGTGGACGAAACAGGCGCATATGTGTTCCGTATGTCGTTTACCACACGCAGCGGGAAAAAAGTGGTATCCAAAGACGGCAAGCCGTTTAAAATCCCTGTGAAAGTCTGATAGGGTTGCCCTGCGCTTTGCGCGGGGCTTTTTTATTCCTTCCCAAGTCTGTTTCAATCCAACACGCTCCACCAGAAGACGCGGCCTATTACTTCTATATCTTCCAACCCTGCTTCTTCGTCCTCGTAGGCCGGATTGTGGCTTTTGATTTTGACGCGCCCGCCCGGCAGGCGGCTGAGGTATTTGACACGGAACAGGTCGCCGTGGCGGAAGGCGTAGATTTTGCCGTCGCGTATGGTTTTTTCGCCCGCATCTACGGCTATGGCGGCATCTTCGGCTATGCGCTCCTCCATGCTGTCACCGGTGAGCGTGCAGCAAAACACGTTGTCGGGGTTGATGCTTTTGCGCCGCAGCGTGGCCCTGCCGAACGGCAGGCGGAAGCCGTTGTAGTCGGGGATTTCGAATGAGCCTGCGCCGCCGCAAAATGCCTGCTCCTTCATGTAGGGTGCAAAGGTGTAGTCGTCTTCGGGCAGCGGGTCGTTGCTGCTCCACAGCATGGGGCGGTGGATGTCTTTAATTTCGTTTTGGGCGGGGGAAGGGTGCATTTCCCCTTTGCCTGTTTCCAGCCAATAGGCTGAAACGCCTAATATCTCGGCTAACTGGACGGTATTTGTCGGCTTTTTGTTTCTTCCTGACTCCAAGGCGGCGATTTTCGATTGAGATTCGCCTGTCAGTCTCCCTAATTCAACCTGACTTATATTTTTCTCAATTCTCGCTTTTCTCAGGCGGTCTTTAAATTCTTTTAATTCTTCCATTTCAAGCTCCTATCTGTTCGGTACTATTGTACTTATTTAAAATAGTACTTTGGTGCTTGATTTAATAGTACAAAAGTACTTATAATTGAGCAAAATCAATTTAGAGGCAATAAATGAGTATTTTAAAAACACCGCAGGAAATTATTCATGACCTGAAAAAAACGATGAGCGGGCATGAAATTGCAAAACATGTTGGATGTTCGCCTGAATTTATCAACAAACTGGCAAACGGTGAAAGAAAAAATCCACGTTACCAAATTGTCGATAAGTTGAGAAAAATTCATCAACAGAATATTGGAGTGCTGAAATGAAACACAAGAAAAACAAAGCCTTGTCGAAGAAGGACAAGGCGGCAATCAAGAAGGCTTTGGTTAAGGCGGCAAGGCATGGGGATGCGTCGTACATCAACGACCTTTCCGCCATGCTGGAATACGAGTTTTCAAGACTGAATGCCGGCCTTCCGAGCAGCCTTGCCTCATTCGAAATCAAGCGGTAACGCCGATTTGGAAATTATTCATGATTTCACGTTGCCTTTTCTGTTCGGCTTTCTTGGCTTCTGCCAGTTCGGTATCGCCAAGTCCTATCCGTATCAGGTCGGCGCATTCGAACATGCGTTCAACGGCTTTCTTAGGCGAATTATCGGACGATACGGCCAATGTTGCGGCCAGTTGCAGGATTTGGAAATCGGTTAGTTCTAATTTGGACATTTTTCACTCCGTGAAGGGTTGTTTGTGGAAATTCAATCATAGCACGGATGACAGGCCGGAAAGACGGCCAAAAAAAGCCCCGCGTTTGGGCGCGGGGTGGTGGAAGTTTGATTTAGAAAAGAGGTTTGATTATGGACGATAAGCAGACGCAATGCAAGCGGAAATTATTTGGAGGGGAGGAGGTATGAGCCGCGACGAAAAGATACGGGAAGCATACCTGCTGGTGTCCGCCTATATGCGGGCGGAAGACGTTGCCAAGGCGCGTGAGGCTTTGGAACGGTGGGCCGAGATTGTGAAAGGGGTTGGGGATGAGTAAACAGTTTACTGAGAGTAAGAAAAGGCAAATTGCCGAAAAGTGCAATTATCGGTGTGCATATTGCGGCCGCGGCTTGACTTTAAAGACTATGCGTATAGACCACTTTCACCCAAAAGCAAAAGGCGGAAAGAACCATATTGAAAACCTGATGCCGTGTTGTCAAAGCTGCAACAGCACAAAAGGAACTCTTGATATTGAGGATTTTAGGCTTCGGGTTGCATTTCAGAAAAAAGCAGAAGGCATGAAATTCTCGACGGAACAAATTAAATTTCTCAACAGGAAAAGAGTATTAGCGGCAATGGGGGTTTTTACAGAATTATTCTTTTTTGAGCGGATTAAGGGGTAAGAAATGGCAATCATTAGGTCGAAGCGTGAACACAGCTACACGATAGTCAGTAATAGGATTTATCAGAAAAACCAACTTAGCTGGCAGGCAATGGGAATGCTTGGGTACTTGCTATCGAAGCCTGATAACTGGCGCGTTGTTGTCCCTGAATTAGTTTCTGTAACTAAAGACACCTATAAGCAAACAGGCAGAGAAGGGGTTTACAACATCATCAAAGAACTACGCAATAAGGGTTATCTCAAGCTGAAAAAAAATAATGACGGAACGACTGATTACGAGGTTTTCGATGAGCCGTGCATCGAACAATCTGACGAGCCTAATCAGGGTAAGCCTAATCAGGGTAAGCCTAATCAGGGTAAGCCTAATCAGGGTAAGCCTAATCAGGGTAAGCCTAATCAGGGTAAGCCGCACGTATTAATAAATACTGAAAGACAACAAGTACTTTGTAGTAACAAAGACGGAGATGTAGGAATTGCCGCTGCGGACAAAACTGCCGAAGACGAAAAACACATCGGCAGCGGCTTTGCTTCGCCTGACGGTTTGGCAGACTTGAACGAATTTCCGATGGCGGACGGCTGGAAGCCCGCAGACGAAACCGCGTTTGACGAGAAACTGCGCCGTTCGCAAATCCCGTGCCTTGCCGACAGCCGCGTGGCGGATGCGTTGGCCGAATTTTCGAGCTACTGGCAGGCGGCAGGCAAGGTTTTGACGCAGGCGATGTGGGAACACAAGTTTTTCCAGCTGCTGGCGCGCCAAAAAGCGCAGGGGGCGTTTGCGTCCAAGCCCAAAGACCCTTCACACCGCAGACTGAACCAGCCGCAACAGGGCGGCAATGGTGCGGGGGACGGGCAGCCTAATCCGAGACGCGGCGTACTGCGTCCGCTGGGGAGGATGGTATGACTGCGGAAAACTTGGAAATCTTGGCCAGCAGCGAGGCCGAACAGTCGGTTATCGGCGCAATCCTGATTGACAACACGGCGGCAGACATGCTGTCCGACCTGTCCGCCGAGGCGTTTTTCTTCCTGCCGAACCGCCTGATTTTTCAGACGGCCATGCAGATGGCGGCGGACGGTTTGCCGGTGGACGTGGTTACGCTGGATGCGGAGCTTGAAAAGCGCGGCCTGAACGAACAAACGGGCGGGATGGCCTACTTGATCGGCCTGTGCCAAAACACGCCGTCTGCGGCAAATGTGGGGCGTTATGCAAGGCTGGTGTCGGACTTTGCGGCGGAACGGGAACTGCGCTTCGCGGCGGAGGAAATCGAGAGGCTGGCAACCGAACGCGAGGGCAGGAGTATCGCCGACAGGCAGGCGGAGGCGGTTGCCCTGCTGGACAAAATCAGTACGGCGGCGGCGGGCAGAAGCGAGGAAATGAGTTACACGGATGCGCTTCGGGCAACGCTGAAGCACTTCGACCGCATCAACGAATCAGACGGCATGTTGGGATTCTCCACCGGCCTGAGCGGGCTGGACGAGGCAACGGGCGGGCTTCAGCGCGGCAATCTGACGGTTATCGGGGCGCGTCCGGGAATGGGTAAGTCCGTGCTGGCGGAAAACATTGCGCGGCATTTTGCAAAAAGCGGGCTGTCCGTGCGCTTCCAAAGCTACGAAATGTCGGCGGTGGAGTTGGTGCAACGCGGTGCGGCGGCGGAATACGGGATTGACTACGGCCGTCTGAAAAAATTCCGCATGACGCAGATGGAGCGGGACAACTTTACGCTGTACCTGAGCAAATCGCAAAACTGGAAATTTGCCATCGATACGGAGATGGCGGGCATTGATACGCTGGCGGCACGTTGCCGCGTGGAGAAACGTAAATCTGGGCTGGACGTGCTGTTTGTAGACCATCTGCACCTGATGCCGCGCAAGGGTGTAAACGAGGTGGCCGAGCTTGACGATATTACGGCACGGCTGAAACGGCTGGCGATGGAACTCCAGATTCACGTCGTTCTGGTTGCACAGTTGAACCGTGCGACGGAAAAGCAGGCAGACAAACGTCCGAGCCTGGCCGATTTGCGCGGCAGCGGCGGCATCGAGCAGAACGCGAACCTTGTGCTGATGCCGTACCGTGAGGGCTACTACGATTCGGACGCGCCGCAGGAGACGGCGGAATTGATTATTGCGAAGAACCGGGATGGCGAGCGCGGCGTATTGGATTTGAAATGGGAAGGCCATCATCAGAGGTTTGCGGATTATGAATACTGAAACCTGCCTGCACTGCGCCCATGCCGATTTCCGCGATGCGGCGGCTAAGGGGTTCAAAGGCCATCTGACCTGTCCGACGGTGGATAAGTGGCGGTACCTGAACAGGCGCACGGTATGCGAGAGCGGAAAGTTTCAGACGGCCTCCGAAGAGGCGGTGGCAAAACGGATTGAATGGTTTGAGAGGAAAAAATGACGGGAATAGTGGGTTTGATTTGGCTGACGGGCTCGGCGGTTGTCGGGCTGGTGTCGGGGTTGGTTGTGATCGCGGTGGAAGAGGTGCGGAGGAGGCGGAATGGCTAAGCGTAAATGCAAAGTATGCGGCACGGTGTTTGAAAAGCAGAGGCCGTTGCAGTTTGTCTGCTCCCCGGCCTGCGGGATTGAATATCGGCGCGCGCAGATTCGCAAGGCGGCCGTTAAGGCGGAGCGTGAGGCCAAGCGCAAGGAGCGGGCGAAGACGGCGGCGATGCGGCACAAGTTGGAAACGATACCGGAACTGACGAAAAAGGCGCAGGCGGCGTTTAACCGTTACATCAGGTTGAGGGATAGGGGCAAGCCTTGCATTAGCTGCGGCAAGCCGTTGGGCGGCGAGCCGAACAGCTACGACGCGGGGCATTACCGCAGTGTGGGCAGTTCGCCGCATTTGCGTTTTGACGAGGGTAATGTGCACGGACAATGCAAACACTGTAATTGCCACCTATCCGGCAATGTGGTGGCGTATCGCCAAGGTTTGATTGGGCGTATCGGGCTGGCCGAAGTGGAGCGCATCGAAGCCGACCAGTCGGAAAAGCATTACGGCAAGCAGGATTTGCGCGAACTGGCGGCGAAGTACCGCAGGAAGGCGAGGGAGGTTGAATGATGCAGAAGTTTAAGCGTTTTGTTACGCGGGATAATAAGCGCGATGTGATGCGGCTGGCGTATGAGGCGGCGGGGACGTTGTTGCAGTCGGGCGATAAGGTGGTGGTGGAGGTGCGGGAGAAAAACCGTACGGATGAGCAGAATGCCAAGTTGCACGCGATGCTGGGGGATATTGCCAAGCAAAAGACCTTCAACGGGCAGAAGCTGAATATCGAGCAGTGGAAGATGGTTTTTGTCTCTGGTCATCGGATTGCCACCGGCGGCACGGCTGAAATGGCGATTGGCTTGGAGGGGGAAGTCATCAACTTGCGGGAGAGTACGGCGCGGATGGGTGTGCGGCGGTTGGCGAGTTTGATTGAGTATATCCAGGCGTGGGCGGCGGGTAATGGGGTGGAGTTTGGCGGAAGGGCGGAGGGATGAATGAAGTGCCGGGGCGAAAATCATGGAATGGCAAAGCTGACGGAGCGGGAGGCAAAGGCGATTCTGCGCTTGCGGCATGCCGGTGTTGGTTATCACTTGTTAGCGGAAGCATTTCAGATTTCCAGCCGGACGGTGGGTTCGATTTGCAGAGGGGAGCGGTGGTTACACTTGGATTCGGAGATGGAGGATTACAATGGGGCAACAGGAAAAGCTAACGCCAAAACAAGCAAGGTTTGTTGAGGAATATTTGGTGGACTTGAATGCCACGCAGGCGGCGATTCGGGCGGGGTATAGCGAGCAGACGGCGCGGCAGATTGGGGCGCAGAACTTGTCAAAACTTGTCATTCAGCAGGCGATTGAAGCGGCGCGAAACAAACGTTCGGAGCGGGTGGAATTGACCCAAGACGAAGTAGTCCGGGATTTGCGCGAGCTGCGGGATATTTGCATGGGCAGGAAGCCGGTGCGGATAACGGAAGTTGTGAAGAATGCGCAGTTGGGCGAAGTAACGGCGCGGGAAGTGGAAGTGTATGCGCTGGAGCCGACCGGCGCGGGCAAAGCCTTGGACTTGTTGGGCAAGCATTTGGGCATGTTTGTGGATCGGACGGAACTAAGCGGGCGCGATGGCGAGGCGATTGTGATTTCGGATGCGGAACGTTCGGCCAAGATTGCGGGTTTGTTGGCAATGGCGAAGGCGAGGAAAGATGGGGAATGACGTATTGCCGCGCGAGGTGGCAGAGCTGCTGCCTTACCTGACTGAGGCGGAGCGGGTGGAGATGGACGGCCTGCTGCGCGATTTGCCGCTGTGGTTGCCGCTGCCGGGGCCGCAGCTGGCGGCCTACACCACGCAGGCGGACATCATCGGCTTCGGCGGGGCGGCAGGAGGCGGCAAGACGGATTTGGCCTGCGGCAAGGCGCTTACCCAGCACCAAAAGGTGTTAATCCTGCGCCGTGATGCCAAGCAGCTGCAGGGGATTGTGGACAGGCTGCGCGAGCTGATCGGCAATGATGACGGTTTCAACAGCCAGAAGGGTGTGTGGCGGCTGGACGGGCGGCAGATTGAGCTGGGCAGCTGCCTGCATATTGACGACTGGCAGAAGTATCAAGGGCGGCCGCACGATTTGCTGATATTCGACGAGGCGGCCAACTTCTTGGAAATTCAGGTGCGGGCTTTATTGGGCTGGCTGCGTTCGACCGACCCGAATCAGAAATGCCAGGCACTCTTGACCTTTAACCCACCGACCACGGCGGAGGGGCGTTGGATTGTGGATTTCTTCGCGCCGTGGCTGGATAAGAAGTTTCCCAAGCCGGCGGCGGGCGGGGAAATCCGCTATGCGGCCAGCGTGGACGGCAAGGATGTGTGGGTGGATGACGGACGGGAATTTGTGTTGGTGGACGGGGTGCCGGTGTATGAGTTCGACCGCAACAGCTTTAAGCCGGAGGAAGTGGTGAAGCCGTTGGCTCGCACGTTTATCCCTTCTAGGGTAACGGATAACCCGTATCTGATGGGCACGGGCTATGTGAATACGCTGCAATCGCTGCCTGAGCCGTTGCGCTCGCAAATGCTGAACGGGGATTTCAGTGCGGGGATTGAAGATGACCCGTGGCAGGTTATCCCGACTGTATGGGTGGAGGCGGCGATGGCGCGTTGGAAGCCTTTGGACAGGCTACCTGAAATGGACAGCCTGGGGGTGGACGTGGCACGCGGCGGCAAGGATGAGACGGTATTGGCGCGACGGCACGGGATGTGGTTTGACCGGCCGCTGGTGTATCCGGGCAGCCAAACGCCGGACGGCCCGGCTACGGCGGGCTTGGTGATGGCGGCGTTGCGTAACCGTGCGCCGATCCATATTGACGTAATCGGGGTGGGCAGTGCGCCGTTTGATTTTCTGACGGAAGCGCGGCAGCAGGTGATTGGCGTGAATGTGGCGGAGAAATCGACGGTGCGGGATAAGTCAGGGCGCTTGGGCTTCCGCAATCTGCGCTCGCAGTTGTGGTGGCGGATGCGTGAGGCGCTCGACCCGGCCAATAATACGGGCATTGCCCTGCCGCCGGATTCGCGCCTGCTGGCGGATTTGTGTGCGCCGACTTGGAAGTTGTCCGGCGCGGAAATCTATGTGGCGAGCCGTGAGGAGATTGTGGCGAAAATCGGCCGTTCGCCGGACTATGCGAGTGCCTACTGCTTGGCACTGTTGGATACGCCGAAAATCGACAGTTTACGCGCGGTGGGCGGGAATAGAAATGTGATGGAGTACAACCCTTATGCTTGATGTGCGGATAGATGATGGCTTGCGCCATATGGATTGGATTGAACGGCAGCTGGCGGAAACGCACCGCTTGGAAACGGAAGCGGACTGGGCGGGCAAGGTTAGCTTGAACCGTGAGCTGTATCGGGCGGTAGCAGCGGCGGGCAATCTGCTGTTTGCCGGGGCGTTTGTTGATGGCGAACTGGTGGGCTACTGCTCAGCCTTCCTATCACGCCATCCGCATTATGACTGCCTGATGTGCCAGCACGATGCGCTGTTTTTGCTGCCTGAATATCGGGTGGGGATGGCCGGTTTGCGCTTAGTGCAGACGATTGAGCGGGAAGCGGCACGGCGTGGTGCGGCTTATGTGGCCTGGCATGCCAAGCCTGGCAGTAGTTTTGAAGGCATACTTGCGCGGCGTTGCCGCCGTGAGGATGTGGTTTATTTACGGCAACTGACGAAAGGATAGAGACGATGCCGGCAGCACCAGTAATCGCCGCTGTAGCAGCGGCAGTAGGAACAGGTTATTCGATTTATTCCGGCGAGCGTGCGGCCAAGAAACAAAGCCAAGCGCAGGCGCAGGCGGAGAAGCAGGCGAAGGAGCAGGCTTTGCAGGCGGAACGCGATTTCAATAAAGCCAACAGCAAGAAAGCCAACACGGCCGGCTTGTTGCAGGCGGCTCAACAGGACGGCGGCGGCGTAAGCAGCACTATGCTGACCGGCGCGGAAGGGATTGGGAACGACCAGCTGAAATTAGGCAAGCAAAACCTGTTGGGCAAAACCTCTCTCTTGGGGTAAAACATGGACACGAATTTACGCAAACGCATCCTAAAGCGGCACGCTGACCTGAAGAAGGAGCGAGCTTCTTGGGATGATCATTGGCGCGATATTTCCCGCCATCTGCTGCCGCGCTCCGGACGCTTCTTGGCAGATGAACGCAATCGCGGCGATAAGCGCTTCAATGAGATTTACGACAGCACCGGCACGCAGTCGCTGCGTATCTTGGCGGCGGGGATGATGAGCGGCATGACTTCGCCGGCGCGGCCTTGGTTTAAGCTGGCGATTGAGGATGCCGACTTGATGCAGTATCAGCCGGTTAAGTTGTGGCTCGACCAAACAACCAAGCTGATGCACACCATCTTCCAGCGTTCAAACACCTACCGTGCTTTGCATGCGATGTATGAGGAATTAGGGGCGTTCGGCACAGCGGCCAGCATCATCTTGCCGGATTTCGATGATGTGCTGCATCACTACCCGCTGACGGTGGGGGAGTATGCAGTGGCGACCAACTGGAAAGGCGGGGTGGATACGCTGTATCGTGAGTTCCAGAAGACGGTAGCGGAGACGGTGCGTGAATTTGGCTACGATAATTGCAGCCCATCCCTGCGCCGCCGCTATGACAATGCGAACTATGACGGCTGGGTAACCATCATCCATGCCGTCGAGCCGCGCTTGGAGCGGGATGCTTCACGCCGTGATGCGCTGAATATGCCGTGGCGTTCGGTGTATTTGGAAAAAGGGGCAGGTGAGAACGATGTGCTGCGCGAAAGCGGCTTTAGGCGTTTCCCGGCGCTCTGCCCGCGCTGGACGGTATCGGGCGGGGATATTTACGGACACAGCCCGGGCATGGAGGCATTGGGCGATATTAAGCAGCTGCAACACGAGCAGCTGCGCAAGGCGCAGGGGATCGACTACCAAACCAATCCGCCGCTGCAAGTGCCGACCAGCCTGAAGTATCGGGATGTGGATAGGCTGCCGGGCGGGATTGTGTACAACGATACTGCCGGTTCGCAGGCAGGCATCCGCCCGCTGTATGAAGTGCAGCTGGATTTGAACCATCTGTTGCAGGATATTCAGGATGTGCGCGGGCGCATCCGCAGTACCTTCTACGCGGATTTGTTCCTGATGTTGAGCAATCAGCAAAACCCGAACATGACGGCTACGGAGGTGGCGGAACGGCATGAGGAAAAACTGCTGATGTTGGGGCCGGTGCTGGAGCGTTTGCAGAATGAGTTGCTCGACCCGCTGATTGAAACCACCTTCGACTTCATGCAGGAGGCGCAGATGCTGCCGCCACCGCCGGAGGAATTGGATGGCGTGGATATTGATATCCAACTGGTATCGATGTTGGCGCAGGCGCAGCAGGCGGTAGCCACCAACAGCATCGACCGCTTCATTTCGACCGTGGGCGGCGTGGCGCAGTTCAAGCCGGAGGTGCTGGACAAGATTGATGCCGACCGGCTGACGGATGTATACGCTTCGGCCTTGGGCGTGGACCAATCCATCATGTTGCCGGAAGAGCAGGTGCAGGCGGTACGCGAACAGCGGGCGCAGCAGGCACAGGCACAGCAGCAAATGGAAGTGGCCAACCAGGCAGCGGATGCGATGCAGAAAGTCAGCCATGCCGCCGGCAATGCGGATGTGACGGATGCATTCAGCGGCTATGCTTAGGCGTGGTAGGAATAAAGGGCGGCTTAGGCTGCCTTTTTTTGTGGCTTGGGGTATGATGGGAAGTGTTGGATTATGTAAAGGAGATGAGAAATGAAAAGGCTGTTTGCTTTGCTGCTATTGTGTGCCTCCCTGCCTGCTTTGGCTTATGAGTACAAGTATGGGGAATGGGTGGCGTTTACTGGGAGATTACAGACGATGCGCGGTGGTTGGATGGCTATTGTGTTGGATAAACCGATAACCGTTGTGCCGAAACCCGGGGATGATGATGGTATAGACACGCCGGAAACAGGCGTGAGGATGATGCAATTGGCTATGTCGTCTCCCGAAAATTTCCGGCAGTATCGGCAGTTTAAAGGCAGGATGGCACGGGTGCAATGTGAAACGCTGTTCCATTCTATTACTGCGCATCATCAAACGCCGGTGCTGTGTAGCGTGGCTCGGATTTCTGCGCCGGATAGACCGTAGGAGAGAAGTATGAAAAAGTTTCTAACTGTACAGAACGGCATTATTGTAGCGCTGTGCATTATGGTGGGGTTGTTGTGGCATGTTTCGCTGCGCTTGCATAACAGAGTAAGCAGGCTTGAACTTGAGTTGAGAAACAAGGGAAGCGTAGTAGAAATGCAGCAGGAAATCCAAGAATTAAAAACTTCTCAACTTCTTTTGAATGGTAATGGCTATAGAGAGTGCGAGAATTTGAAGGGAAGATTAAACGCTTTAGGAAGTGAAGTATCTTACATAGATACTAGGGTTAGAAATATTGAAGCAAAGGTTGGATATTAGGAGGAAATAATGAAGAAGTTGTTGATTCTTGCATTATTGAGCTTAACATGTTTTCCTGTAACAGCTGAGGTAAATTGGTCTTCATCTTCTGAAAAGGGAGAAATGTGCAAACTGTGGCTGATGCATGTTGCATTTAATCATACCAAAGAGGAGATTTGCGGATTTGAACATGAGGCATCATTCAAAGAAGCTATTATTTATTCAAGGGATTGCAGTGATTATTTTCCAAGAGATATTGAAGAATATATACTTGGGCGGGGCAAAGCAGCTGCTCATATTCGCTATAACCAAGTAGGACGTGCAGCATACTGCGACCGTAATACGTATGATGGATTAAATAAAAGTTATGATGCTATTCTTCAGGGGAATGGGAATGTTAAGACATTCATAGAGCGATAAGTATTTATAACTAATAGCCCGCTTGCAACAGCGGGTTTTTGCTTGTATAATATTTCCCAAGGTGCTTCAAAACACCTGACAAACAGCGTATATCCAACACGAAAGAGTGGAATTTTTTACGTCTATACGTATCAAATCGATTTACTCCTATGTGGGGGTGCGCCTACCCGTAAGGCTGGCGGCACGTCTGTTTGCGTGTTTTGAACACCCCCGCGCCCGCGCTTCAAACGCGGTTTTAAATCTCTCAAACAGGAGTAAATCATGTCTATCCAAACTTTATCTTTCAACCAATTTTCTGTTTCTTTCCAAGAAAACGGCTATCTGAACGCCACTGCGATTGCAGAACAATATGACAAACGTGTCGGCAACTATCTCCGCAACGAACGCACACAGGAATATATTACCGCTTTGAACGAAAGGCTGTTTAATCCCGAAACGCGAAATTGCGCAACGGCAGAAAATCAGTTAGTTATCATCAAAAAAGGCGGAAACGACAAAAAATCACAAGGCACATGGCTACACCCGAAACTGGCCGTAGATTTCGCCCGTTGGCTCGACCCTAAATTTGCCGTATGGTGCGACGAACAGGTTGAGCAGATTCTTTCAGGTAGCCCCAAGCTCGAAACCAAAACCACGATAGACGAACGGCGCGGCCTGGTGGATGCGGTCAAGGCGTTTGCCATCCGCCGCAATCTCGACTACTCCTCCGCCTTCCGCATGGTGCACCAACGCTTCGGCGTGGCGCATATCGACCAAATCGCCGCCCCGTTGTTGCCTGTTGCGGTGGCTTATGTGCATTCGCTCACGTTACAAAACGGGCTGAACGGCGAAGTGTTGGATAGGCTACCTGAAAATATGCAGCCCCAACCCCTGCGCAACTTGCAGAGCGCTGTAATCAACAGCCTGTACTGTGCCGAATTTATCTACCAGCACCGGCAGGCGATACGCGGCCTGAACCGCCGCCTCGCCGCTACGCTGCACGACCGCGCCGCCGACGGCATCATGTTCCTGCGCAATGTGGCCGAACAGACAGGCATCCGCGTGCCCGACAACGAGTATTTCCAATACTTCCCCTGGGATGGCGATAGTGAAGAGAAAGCCCGCTATCACCAACTGAACGCGTGATGTATCCATCACACATGAGCAGCCTTCGGGCTGCTTTTGTTTTGCCTAATACTTTACTAAATTTTACAGTTACACTTGATTTTTCAGGACTTGTATTAGAGTAGCGGCAGACAGTTGGAGGGGCAATGAAACAGGAAGCGATGCAGTCGGATATTCGGGCGCTGATGAAGCTGCCGGCCGGACGGCGGGTGGTGTGGCGTTTGTTGGAACAGGCCGGCGTGTGGCGTTCGGTATTCAACCCTGAGCCGTTGCAGATGGCATTTGCCGAAGGGCAGCGCAATCTCGGCTTGTGGCTGTTGGACTGGGTAATGCGTGAATGCCCGGATGAATACGATTTGATGATGAGGGAAACACGCGATGAGCGATGAGACTTTAATCACGGAAGCGGCGGCGGAAGAGGTAGCTCCGGAGCAAGCACAGGGGGCAGCGGAAACACAGCAGCCTGCCGAACTGGAACAGCAGGCCGTGCCTGAGCAGCAAGAAAAACCGGCGGTGCCGGAGCAGTATCAATTCACGGCGGCAGAAGGCAAAGAATACGATGCCGATGTGCTGAAGGAATACGAGGCGGCGGCGCGTGAAATCGGCTTGGATAACGATCAGGCCAATCTGATGCTGGGTCGTATGTCGGCTATGTTGGAGCAGCGCCACGGTGCGCAGATGGAAGCTTTAAGCAATCAATGGGCGCAACAATCGCGCACGGATGCGGAGTTTGGCGGCGACAAGCTGAACGAAAACATGGCGGTGGCGAAGCGTGCCTTGCAGCAATACGGCTCGCCGGAATTGTCTGATTTACTCAATCAGTCCGGCTTGGGCAACCATCCGGCCTTTATCCGGATGTTCTACCGGGTTGGCTTGACCTTGCGGGAAGACGGCATAGTCAATGGCAACAAGGGCGAGGCGCGTTCGGCGCAGAGTTTTTACAACGCAAGCAACATGAATCCTTAAAAGGGGTAAGCAATGGGTGTATTGAGAAGCAACAATCCGACTTTGGCCGATGTGGCCAGCCGCATGGATGATAAGGGGAATATCTCCGACATCATCGAAATGCTGACGGAAACCAATGAAATCTTGGAGGATGCCACTTGGCTGGAAGCCAACGGTTTCACTGAGCATAAAACCACGGTGCGCAGCGGTTTGCCGCAGGGTACTTGGCGTATGCTGAACTACGGTGTGCAGCCGGAGAAATCGACCACGGTTACCATCAAAGACAGCATGGGCATGCTGGAAAGCTACGCGCTGACCGATAAGGCGCTGGCCGATTTGAACGGTAATTCTGCCGCTTGGCGCTTGAGCGAAGAGCATGCTTTCGTGGAGGGCATGAACCAGAACCTAGCCAATACCTTGTTCTACGGCGACACCTCCGCCACGCCGCAACGCTTTACCGGCTTGGCTCCGCGCTTCAACAGCAAGGCGGCGGAAAACGGCCAGAACATCATTGATGCCGGCGGCACGGGCAATGACCTGACTTCGATTTGGTTGTGCGTATGGGGGCCGAATACCCTGCACGGCATTTATCCGAAAGGCAGTAAGGCTGGTTTGGTTATCCGTGATTTGGGCGAAGATACGGTGAAAGATGCCGACGGCGGCGAGTATCAAGCCTACCGTACCCACTACAAATGGGATGCCGGCCTGACCCTGCGCGATTGGCGCTATGTGGTGCGCATTGCCAATATCAACTGGCAACAGCTGACCCATGACGCCCAAGCCGGTGCCGACCTGATCGACCTGATGACCCAGGCTATTGAGTTGCTGCCGAACGCCAATATGGGCCGTGCGGTGTTCTATGTGAACCGCAAAGTACGCAGCTTCCTGCGCCGCCAGATTGCCAATAAGGTGGCTGGATCAACCCTGACCATGGAGCAGGTGGCCGGCAAGCATGTAGTGTCGTTTGACGGTATCCCGGTAAAACGCAGTGATGCGCTTCTGTTGAGCGAAGCGCAGGTTAGATAAAGGGGGATGACATGATTATCGATAAATTCCTGCAACTTTCCGACAAGCAGACTGTGAGCGCTACTGCTCCCTCTACGCATGAAGTGGATTTGGGGCAGCCGGCGCCGAACGTCGGCTTGAACAGCCAGCCCTTGTATGTGGTGGTTACCGTGGCTGAAGCGGCCAGCGGTGCGGGCAAGATCAACTTTGCCCTGCAGCACAGCGACACCGCCGGCAGTGGTTATGCCGATGCCTTAAACGGCGTGGTGCCGGCAGCTGATTTGAAAGCCGGCGCCCAGGTGGTGTTGCCGATGCCGATTAAGCATAAGCGCTTCGTACGCTTGAATTACACCGTGGACGGCGCGGTGGGCAGCGGCAAATTCTCAGCACAGATTGTGGCCGGCTTGCAGGCTAATACTCCGCCGGCTGATAGCCCGCGTATCAAGTAGGAGGTAGCTATGGCACGTAAAGAACAGACACCGGAACAGGCTACGGAAGACAGCTTCCAGCTGGTAGAGGCTACCTCAGCCGGCTTCTACGGCCAAATCCGACAGCGTGGCGAACGCTTCTATGTGGCCGCCGGGGAAACAGCCTTGTGGTTTGAGCCGGTAGCTGAGGACGAAGCAGAGCCGGGAGCTAAAGGCGAAGCAGAGTAAACCAACCGCCTGACCTGCCCAACCGGCCGGCAGGCGGTTTTCTTTGGAGTAGATGATGAGCAACGCAGTAACGATTTGCAACCTGGCTTTGTCGCACTTGGGCGATACAGCTACGGTGGCTTCAATCCAGCCGCCGGAAGGCAGCGTGCAGGCCGAACATTGCGCCCGCTTCTACCCGCAGGCTTTGCGTTCGCTGCTCGCTTTGCACCATTGGGGGTTTGCTACGCGCTATGAGCCGCTGCAGCGGGTGGATCGAGAGGGTGATGCACGCTTTGCTTACGTATTCGCCCTGCCAGCTGAAGCTTTGGAAATGGTGGCGGTGCATGATGCCTATGGGGCACGTATGCCGTTTGTAGTACAGGGGCGGCATGTGCTGGCTAATCAGCCTTTAGTGTGGGGGCAATGGATAGACGGAACAGTAGAACCTAATTCGTTTCCGCCATTGTTCACGGAAGCATTGGCTTGGCAGCTGGCTTCAATGCTGGCCGGGCCGATACTGAAAGGGGATGCCGGGGCGGCGGAAGCGAAGCGCTGCTTGCAGATGGTGTCGGTGTATTTGCCTCAGGCTAAAGAGGCGGATGCCAACCAGTATCAACTACCGATAACGCATAAAGTGGTGTGGATGGAGCAGCGATGAGTAGTGTTCGTTTATTCAAACATTCTTTTGCCGGCGGCGAAATCGCACCTGAGATGTTCGGCCGCATCGAGGATGAGAAGTATCAGAGCGGCTTGGCTTTGTGCCGTAATTTCGTAGTGAAGCCGCAAGGCGCGGTGGAGAACCGTGCTGGGTTGAAGTTGGTTCAGGCGGCCAAGTATGCGGATAGGAAGGTGCGGCTGCTACCGTTTACCTATTCGACGACGCAGACGATAGTAATTGAGTTCGGCCATGAATACTGCCGCTTTCACACCCAAGGGGCAACCCTACTGGACGGCAGCAACCAGCCCTATGAACTGGCTACGCCGTATCAGGAAGCGGAGCTGTTCGATGTGCATTATGTGCAATCAGCCGATATTGTGACTTTAGTGCATCCGAACCATCCGCCGATGGAGTTGAAGCGTTACGGGGCGGCAGATTGGCGGTTGGATACCATCCGTTTCAAGCCGGAGTTAGATGCGCCGCAAGGAGTGGCGGCCACAGCGCACGGCGGAGGCGGTGTTCTGTTTGGTTATGTGGTCACGGCGATCGCCCAAGACGGCACTTCTGAATCAGAAGCTTCGGCTGAAGTGGAGGTGGTAAATGATTTGTACACATCAGGCCACCGCAACACGATCCGCTGGAATCCGGTTAATGGTGCCAGCCGTTACAAAGTGTACAAGCGGCATAACGGGCTGTACGGCTACATCGGGCAGACTACGGCCACGGCGTTTGATGACGACAACATCAGCGCGGATATGTCGGTAACGCCACCCTTGTATGACGATGTGTTTATTTCCGGCGGCATTCTGTCGGTGCCGGTATTGGATGGCGGGCGGGGCTACTTGGAAAAAAGTGGGATTGCTTCAGCCACGGTGCAGAGCGGCGGGCAGAATTATCCTCAGGACGGCACATTCCGCACCCGTACGCCCAACCCGCATGGAGGCAGCGGCGATTTTTTCAGCATTGAAGACCGCAGTGGCAGCGGCGCGGAATTAGATGTGGTGGTACAGGGCGGCAAGATTGTGCGTATCGACCGGGTACAAGCCGGGCGCGATTACACCGCCCCGCGTTTGGTGTTCCGCAATGAATCCAAAGTGTATCAGCGCGGCGATCAAATCAGCGGTAGGACATGGCAGTCGGCGGAAGTATCTATGCGCTTGGATGGTTTCCCGGAATTGGTGGTGAGCGATGCCACAGGAAGCGGGGCGCAGCTGTTGCCGGTGGTGCAAAACGGACGCATTACGGCGGTGCGGGTATTGAAAAAAGGCAGCAGCTATACCGCGCCCAGTATTACGGTGCAGGCTGCTGTCGGCAGCGGTGCGCTATTTGGCAAGGTGGCGGTGTCGGGCAAGAGCTTCCCGGCGGCGGTTTCATACTTCTCACAGCGCAGGGTGTTTGCCGGTACGCATTCTCAACCGCAGAACATTTGGATGACCAAGAGCGGCACGGAAAGCAATATGTCGTACTCAATCCCGACCCGAGAAGACGACCGAATTGCGTTCCGTGTGGCGGCGCGTGAAGCCAATACCATCCGCCACATTGTGCCACTGAATAAGCTGATCCTGCTGACTTCATCGGCGGAATGGCGCATGGAGACGGTGAACTCTGAAGCACTCACTCCGTCTTCAGTATCGGTAGCCCCTCATTCCTATATCGGCGCTTCTAACGTGCAGCCGGTGGTGGTGAACTCAACCCTGATTTACTGCGCGGCACGCGGCGGGCATGTGCGCGAAATGGCGTATTCATGGCAGGCCGGCGGCTATGTGAGTGGCGATTTGTCGCTACGCAGCCCGCATCTGTTTGATGGCTTCGATATTGCAGATATGACCTACAGCAAGGCCCCTATTCCGGTGGTGTGGTTTGTGTCTTCATCCGGCGAACTGTTGGGCAATACCTATATTCCTGAACAGCAAATTGGCGCCTGGCATCGGCACGATACCCACAAAGGGCGTTTTGAAAGCTGCACGGTGGTGGCCGAAGGCGCAGAAGATGTGCTGTATTGCGTGGTACTGCGCAAGCTGGCGGGCGGCACACAACGCTTTATCGAGCGGCTGGAGAGCCGTGCCTTTACCCGGCAGGAAGAGGCGTTTTTCGTAGATTGCGGCTTGAGCTACTCCGGCGCGGCGGTAAACGAAATTCAGGGGCTAGAACACTTGGAAGGCGAGACGGTGGCGATACTGGCGGACGGCGCGGTGCTGCCGGAAACGCTGGTGCACGATGGCAAGATTAGGCTGCCGATAAAAGCCAAGACGGTACACGTCGGCCTGCCGATAGTGAGCGATATGCAAACCCTGCCGGTGGCGGCGCAGATTGATAGTGCTTTCGGGCAAGGGCGCAAAAAGAACGTGAATAAGGTACTGCTGCGGGTGTGGCGTTCATCCGGCATTTGGGTAGGGCCGACTGCCGACAAACTGACCGAAGCCAAGCAGCGGCGCGATGAGCCTTACGGCCAACCGCCCGCCTTGCGCAGCGGCGATATCGAAGTGGTGATACAGCCTACTTGGGATGACGGCGGGCAGGTGTTTGTGCGCCAAACCCAGCCCCTGCCTTTGACGGTGGTGGGCGCAACGGCAGAAGTGGTGTTGGGCGGATAGGAGGGAAGGTATGAAGATTTCATCAACAGGTGGCGGGTTTTCAGGTAGCCCGCACAGCGGCGGCACGGGTGCGGCCGATATTGCCGCAGCGGTGGAGCAGGCATTCGGCCTGTTAGGCAGTTTTGCCGGCAGCTTTTATTCAGCCAAGGCGCAAAAGAGCAATCTGCAGCATCAGGCACGGATGGCGGAAATCAACGCCCGCGTTGCCGAAACCGGCGCGAAAACGGAACTGGCGCGCGGCCAGGCGGAATACGCCCGCCATACCCTGCAAGCCGGGCATTTGAAATCGGCACAACGGGCGGCGCTGGCCGCCAACGGCATTGTGATGAACGAAGGCAGTGCGGCGGAAATGCTGGCCGCTACCGACATCATGAAGGAAATCGATGCGCAGACGATTGAGGAAAACGCCCTGCGTAATGCCTGGGGCTACCGTATCCAAGCTACCGATTACCGTAATCAGGCATTAATGGGCCGGGCGCAGGCTTCATCCATCAACCCTGCCGGTGCTGGCTTGCAAACCTTGCTTGGCTCTGCGCCGATGGTGGCGGAATACTGGGATAAGTATTCACGGCAAAAAGGCACCGGTAGCGGCAAGCTGAGCGCAGAAGAGAAACGATTGCTGGGCAGTAATCACTACGGCCACGCCAGCCGCATCCATACCCTGAAACGATAGAGGCAGAACCATGCAGACACCGACCTATGACAATTTTCAGGTAGCCCCCAACACCCTGCCGCAAACCCGTTTCGGCGCGCAGGAGATGGGCGACCCCGGCGCAGCCATCACGCAGCAGGCCAAGGTATCGATGGCGCTGGGCCAGCACTACGGCGAACAAGCCCTGCAACAAATGATGGCGGCCAACCAAAGCGTGGCCGATCAGAAATGGGTAGAGGTGGAAAACTACCGGCTGCAGCTGCAACAGGAATACGAACAGGAGCGCGGTTTGAACGCCCTGAACCGAGAAGGCGGCCTTTCCTTGGCGGACGAGTACAACAACAAGCTGAACCAGTTTATTGCCGACCGGGCGGAGAGCCTGAACAACCGGGCGCAGGTGGAGATGTTTGCGCAACGGGTAGGGCCGACCCAGGCGGATTTTTCCGACGGCGTAACCAAGCACATGATGGCTGAAGGCCGGAAGTTCCAAGAAGAAACGTTGAAGGGGCGAATGGATGTGACGGTAAGCGGGGCGGTGGTAGCGCCAACCGACCGGGCATTTGCCACCGCGATTGCCAGGCTTGAGCAAAACATCGGCGATGCGGCAGCTTATTACGGATGGGCGCCAGAGAAGGCGCAAATGGAATTGCGTGCTAGGGTGGGCGAAGTAGTGAGCCAGCGGGCAAATCGGCTGATGGATTTGGGTGATTACCAACAGGCACAGGCGATGGTGGAACAATACGGCCAAATGATGGACGGTAAAACGGCGCTGGATTTGGCCGCTCGTGTCAATAAGTTCCAGATGGATGAAGAGGATGCGCAGCTGGGACGTGCTTTGGCCGAAGCTTATCAGAAAGGCGGGATGGTGGATTTGGGCAACCAGTCCACCCCGCCAGCCGGTAAAGCGGGAGGCAGCGGCAATGTACGCACCTACACTACGCAGGGCGGCGGCAATTTCCGTAAGGTGGGCGGTTCGCGCTCTTGGCGCAACAATAATCCCGGCAACATTGAGTACGGCGATTTCGCCCGCCGCTACGGCGCAATCGGCACAGATGGGCGCTTTGCCATTTTCCCTGACGAAGCGACTGGGCAGCGGGCACGGGCGGCGTTAATTTTTAACGGGGATAAATACCGTAATCTAACCCTTGCTCAAGCGATTGAACGGTATGCCCCGTCAAGTGAAAACCATACTACTGCCTATCAGCGGCGGGTATTGGCGGCAGTAGGCGGTGCGAATCTGCCAATGCATAAGTATTCGCCTGCCCAACAGCAGGCCATTCTGCGGACTATGCAGGATGTGGAAGGTTGGAAAGTAGGACGGATTGAAGGTACGGCTGGAATGGCGGTGTCGGTACAGACCGGCGGGGGTCAGGCTGCTCCCCGACAGAATCGCATGGTACGCATCCCAGGCGGGGATATGGCGGAGATTGAGCGGCAAATCGACCGGTTGCCGCCGGGGCGGCGCGAGAACGTGCGGCGGAGTTTCCGCGACCGGGTGTCCATGATTGAGCGCGGCGAAAACGACCTGATACAGAAAACCAACCGCAATGCGCTGGATGCGATTGCCAGCGGCGCCACGGTGCAGGATTTGCCGGCGGAAGTCAAAACGATACTTGGCCCGTCCAGATTGCAGGCATTGGACGACTACCGCGACAAACTGGTGCGCGGCGAACAGAACAAAATGGAGGAAGCGGCCAAACCGATTTACTACGATTTTCTCTACCACCCGGAAAAACTGACGGGCATGAGTGAAGAACAAATCATCAACCTGGCGCCGACCATCGGCATGGATAAAGCCAACAACCTGTTGGAACGCAAGCGCCGCCAAGAGAGAGACGGCGACCAATCCGTACCGAAGGTGGAAGCGGAGGTGCTGAACTGGGCAACTCGACAACTCAATATCAAGACAGGCAGCAATGCTTCGGCAGAAGACGTGCAGAAACGCGGCTGGCTGATAGACAACATCATGCAGGCCAACCGGGATTTTTATAGCACCCATAAACGCTATATGACCCAGGGCGAAGTGCGTGAATTTGTTACCAAAACGCTGATGGATAACTATGTGAGCGAATATATGTTGCGCGGCGTATTCTGGGATAGTTTGGAACAGGAACGTGTGCCGGCGTTAATCGCTTCGCCACAGCAGCGCGGGCGGATGCGGTATGAACAGGGGAGTAAATAATGGGACAGGGAAGGGCGAAAACTTTTGACGAGATGCTGGCTGCCGCTTATCAGGCGGTGGGGGTTAATCCGGAGCAGCAGGCGCAAATTAACCGGATGGCGCAGACGGTAAATATTCCGGCAACGGTGTTTAAGCATACCGGGACGGATACGCGCAATCTGCTGATGGCGCGGCAGTTGATTGAGCGTGTGCAAAATTCACCCCGCGTGCAGCAGTCATTATCCGACCCGACAAGGCTTGGGGCAGCACAGGATGATATCGATAACCTGATTAAGCTGGAAGAAAATGCCAATCGCTACGGCGGCATGATGCGGGTGGAAAACTCGCGGCTGAAGGATTTGACCGAATCCGTCCAACGTGGCTTCCACACCGGAGTGGCGAATAGCATTCTGGTGGAAGGCACAGAGGGCGGGATTATGCGCGGGCTGCAAGAGCAACGGGCAGCCGCAGCGAAAGCCAACGGGGTGTATTACAACCCGCATATCGATACGGCGATTGCCTACCTGAACCAGCGGCGCAAGGCCGATGCGCACGCGCCGGATTGGTCCGCCCAACAGGATGCGGCGCAGTTTGCGCAGATCAACCGCAGCGGCTCGTTTTGGGATGCCACCAAATTCGCCTTTACCCATCCGTGGTTTGTAACCAATACGGCGGCCGAATCCATCGGCAGCCAGGCGCAGGAATTGGCGAAAGCGGCGGCAGTGGGCGGCATCCATCCGCTGGTGATGGCGGCTGCGGTGGGTGTGGGCAGCTACCGCAGCGAATACGCCTCCAGCCTGAGCGAAACCATGCAGGAACACGCCGACCAGTTGCGGGGTATGAGCCAAGTGGAAGCACTGACTTATGCGCTGGGGCGGCAGGATTGGATGGAAGAAGCCCGTAGTAAGGCAACGCGGCGCGGCATGGCGGTGGGCGCATTTGATGCGGCTACGGCTGGGTTCGCCGGGAAGCTCTTAAATATCGCCCGTGACGGCGGTGCGGCAAGAACGGCTTTAGCGGTAGGCGCGGAAGGTGCATTGCAGGTGGGCGGCGGTATGGGCGGCGAAGCCACAGCACAAGCATTAACCGGCGAATACAAGCCGGGCGATATTGTGATGGAAGGTTTTGCCGAATTAGCCACCGGGCCGACCGAGATACTGGGCAACACCCGCGAAGCCCGGGCGATGGCACGCGAAGCGCGGGCTGAAGCGGCGGCACAGGCGCAGGCTGAAATCGACCAGGCGGCACAGCAATCCAAGCTGGCGCAGCGCGACCCAGTAACCTTTAGCGAAGTGGTGGACGAGGTGGTGGGGGATAAACACCATCTGTATTTGGATGCGCAGGCATTGAACCAATCCGGGCTGGCAGAGGCAGCGGCCAAGGCTTCGCCAAGCATTGCCGCCCAATATGCACAAGCCTTGCAACAGGGCGGGGATATTCAAGTGCCGCAGAATGAATGGGTATCGCTGATTTCCACCAATAAAGAGCTGGCTGATCCGCTGCGCCAGATTGCACGATTCGAGCCGGACGGGGTATCGCTGGCGGAAGCGGCGGAGCAGAAGGCAGCCGCCCAAGAGGAAGGCCAGCAGGAACTGGAAGCGCAGGCACGACAACAGGAACGCGCGGCACAACAGCAGGTGCAGGCCGAACGGCAGGCGGTGGAACAGGAAATAGCCGGCCAGTTGGAACAGGTGGGGCAGTTCGACCGCAAGGCCAACCAGGGCTATGCGGCGCTGGTGGGCAGCTATGTGGCCACGCAGGCGCAGCGCTTGGGTATTTCCATTCCGGAAATGTGGCAGGCGCACAAGCTGAATATCGTGGGCGATATCGGTAATGCGCCGGCGTTGAATCAGGCGCTGGCGTCCGCCCCGCCGAAGGGTTGGGTACACAGTACTAATCCGCAGGACGTTATCGGATTATGGGATGACACTACTTCGGCACGGGCGATATTTTGGACGGGGATAGACAATCAAGTTGCTGTAGAGGCGGCAGAGGCTTCCGACTATTCGCACTCCATTAGTGCGGATGTTGTACGCCATATTAAAAACAGGCATGGGAATGATGCGGACGGACAGTTGCCGGTAACGGCGGAAGATTTGGTCAAGATACCGGAGATTATTGCAAATTATGATGAGGTGCGAACGAACCTGCAAAATCCCAAAACAGGTGGGCAGAGGATTGCCTACGCCAAGAGAAGTGAAGATAGCTTATTGATTTATTTGGAAGAATATGTAAGAAGTAGAAACAACCTGAAAGGTGTTTCTATGTGGAAGTATCCGCCAACGGCTGATGTCGGGAATGTGCTTACGCATATTACCCGCCCCAGCCTATACGTCCGAAACGGGGTGGCGGCGTACGACGATACTACCGCCGATGCCGGGAACAATCAAGATGTTTTGTTTCAGTCGGCCACTGAGGAGGCGCGGCAGTTTGAGGAGACCGCTGCGCAATACGGCGGGGAGGCGGCGTATAAGCAGGCTAAGGCAGATGGGAAAACGGTGCTGGACTACCGCCAGTGGGTGCAGGTGCGTACGCCCGCGTTCAAGGCGTGGTTCGGCGATTGGGAAAACGACCCGGATAATGCTTCCAAAGTCGTGAATCCGGAAACGGGTGAGCCGTTGGTGGTGTATCACGGTACGCCACTACCTTTGGATAAGGTAACACCTAATACTGGGTGGCAGAAAGATGGCTCGTATATCAGACAAGAACCTCCATTTAGTAGATTTAAGGGCGGGAGTTATCGTGGTTTGATATTTACAAGCACAAAACAGTATGTTGCTAGAACGATAGCGGAAGATAGAAGTATTGAAGATACCCATACAGAAGGCGGCTATGTTTTCCCATTGTTTTTGGATGCGAAAAAGCCATTTGATATTGAGTCAATAGAACAGGTTGATTTTGCATTAAGTAAAATAAATGGCGATGTATCTATCCTTAATTATTACGGTGCTGAAGAAAGCACCATCCAAAAATCCGAAGCGAAGAGCCTAGCTCAGGATCGTAATAGTTGGGTATTGGCGGAAGGTAGAGATTTTCAGAATTTTTATCGGGAGAATGGATTTGATGCGGTGTTAGCTAAGGATAATGGCGATAAATATATTGCCGTCTTTGATCCGACCCAAATCAAATCCGCCATCGATAACAGCGGGGCGTTTGATGCGGGGAATGACAGCATTTTGCACCAGGCGGCGCGCGGCGCATTTATGCCGGGCAGTAACACCATTGCCCTACTGAAAGAGGCTGACCTCTCCACCACCATCCACGAGCTGGGGCATTACTTCCTACACACCGGCCTGAATATCGCCAATGCGCTGGAAGCGAAGGCGGCACGCGGTGAAGCGTTAAGTGTTGGCGAGCGGCAGCACTTGGCGGATATGCAAGCGACTTTGAACTGGCTGGGCTTGGCTGATTTGCAGGCATGGAATGCGCTTACCTTCGAGCAGCAGCGGCCTTACCACGAACAGCTGGCGCGCGGCTTTGAAGCCTACGTCATGGAAGGAAAGGCACCCAGCTTGGAAATGCGCAGCGTATTCCAGCGCATGAAAGCCTGGATGCTGCGGGTATATCAGAACCTGACCCGGCTGGATGTACAGTTGAGTGATGAGGTGCGCGGGGTGTTCGACCGCCTGCTGGCCAGCGATGAGGAAATCGCGCTGGCCGAACAAAACCGCAGCATGGCCCTGTTGTTTGATGACCCTGAAGCCGCAGGTATGAGCGCGGAAGAGTTTGCCGAATACCAGGCATTGGGGCAGGCGGCCACCGCCGAAGCACAGGAGCAGTTATCCGCCAAGGCGGTGCGCGATATGCAGTACGGACGCAATGCCCGCACCAGGCATCTGCGCGCGCTGCAACGCGAGGCCAAGGCGGCACGCATCGAAGCAGAAACCGAAGTGCGGCGCGAAGTGATGCGGCAGCCGGTGTATCAGGCATGGCAGAAGCTGACTGCCAAACTGACTGATGCGGACAAAATCGGCCGCGCAGAAACGCCGAAGTTCAGCCCGCAGGTAGACGAAACCCACGACAGCCTGTTTGCGGCGATTGCCAAACTGGGCGGCCTGAATAAAGACGAACTGGTGCGCGAATGGGGGTTTGACCGCCAAGACAAGATTGCAGCGGTGGCGGCGGGCTATCCGGTGTTGCGGCGCAAGAACGGGTTGGGTATTGATGCCATGGCGGAGCGGCTGGCCCAGTATGGCTACCTGCCGCTGGACAGCAACGGTAAGTGGGATTTGCGCGACCTGGAAGAGCGCTTCTTTGACGAGCATCGCGGCGAGCGGCAATACAGTACGGCCTTTGTGCCGCGCGAGGAAACCAAGGCCGGCGAACAGGTGGCCAATCCGTTTGCGGTGTATGCGGTACGCTTTGACGAGGGCGGCCTGCGCGAACTGGGTTTGAACGATAGCGAAATCCAGCTGCTGCGCGAGCGCAAGATGGTAAACAGTGCCCACGGCTGGCATCCGGATTTGATTGCCGAAATGGTGCTGGATGAAGACGGCAATCCCTACTTCAGCTCGGGCGAAGAGTTGGCCCGCGCCATCGTGCAGGCTCCGCCGCCGCAGCAGGTGGTGGAAGGTTTGGCCGACAACCTGATGCTGCAACGGTACGGTGAACTGGCCACGCCGGAAGCAGTTGAAGCGGCGGCAGACGAGGCGGCGCACAACGAAGTGCGGCTGCGCGTGCTGACCCGCGAATACAACGCGCTAGCCAAGGCGGTGGGCAACCGCACGCTGCTGACGGCGGCGGCGAAAGAAGCGGCACAACGTACCATCGGCCGCCTGCAGCTGAAAGATGTGAACCCCGCCCGCTACCGGCGCATGGCAGCCAAGGCGGCACGGCAGGCGGAAGCCGCCTTGAAAAAAGGCGATACCGCAGCGGCGGCAGCGGAGAAGCGCAATCAAATCCTGCAAACCGCGCTGGCGCAGGCCGCCACCGAAGCACTTCACCAGGCGGATAAAATCCGCGGCCAATGGCAGAAGTGGGCGAATAAGCCGCGACAGAAAAGCGCGAAAACCCATGATGCCGCCCTGACTGAAGTGGTGCGGGCGGTGGTGGGGCTGTACGGCATTGCCCCACGCAAAGGCTTGGCGGCGGCTGAATATCTGGAAACCGCTTCGCAATATCAGGGCGAAAACCAAGAAGCGGTACGGCAGGCTTGGGAACGGGCGCTGAGCGATGTGAAACGCAACGGCGACCATAAGCAGTTCGAAGAATTAAGCCGTGACGAATTGCAGGCCATCCATGACCAGCTGGCCGGTTTGCGCGAACAGGCCAAGCGTGAGCACCAGGTGCGGATTGACGGCAAGCTGCAAGACCGCGAGCAAACCGCTGAAGTGCTGCGGGAAGAGTTGCGGGCAGCTAAGCCGAACGCGAAGGGCGTAACCACCGACCAAGCTGTTGGTAAGTTGGAAAGGTCTCGTTGGAATCTGCGCAGCCTGGTATATAGCGCCACCCGCGTGGAAAGCTGGGCGGAAGCGATGGGGAAAGGCTTCCTGAATTACATCTACCGCCCGATCAAGCAGGGGGCGGAAGCCTACCGCAAGCAAACCAATGAGTTCAAACAAGGCTTTAAGGCTTTGCTGAAACCCATCCAGCAAGACTTCGACCGCCCGAAAATCCACAGCCCGGAACTCAACTACACCTTTACCTTTAACGAACTGCTGCACGCCATGCTGCACAGCGGCAACGAGAGCAACCTGCGCAAGCTGCTGATCGGGCGCGGCTGGGGCGAAGACACGCCGGACGGGTTGAATACCGCCCGCTGGGAAGCGTTTATCAACCGCATGCAGGAAGAAGGTATCATCCAAGAGCGGCATTGGCAGTTCGCACAAGGAGTGTGGGATTTGCTGGAACAGAGCAAGCCGAAAGCCCAGCAGGCGCATTTCGAGGTGTTCGGTTACTACTTTGACGAGATTGCCGCCAACCCGATTCAAACCCCGTGGGGCGAGTTTCGCGGCGGGTATGTGCCGGCGCAGATTGATGCCGATCTGGTGGTGGACGGGCAGATGCGTGAACTGGCCAACCAAGAAAACGAGAATATGGATTATGCCTTCCCGACCACGGCCAAGGGCTTTACCAAGGCGCGTGTGGAATACAACCGCCCGCTGGTGTTGGACTTGTCACGCCTGATGAGCCACGCCGAACAGGTAGCCTTGTTCTCGAATATGGAAGTGCCAGTGCGTGATGTGCGCCGCCTGTTGTCCGATATCACGCCGGAGTTGAACCACCACCAGCACAAGGCGTTGGAATCCATGCTGATGCCGTGGCTGAACCGTGCGGCCAAACAGCGTACCGTGACCAAGATTCAGGAGGACGGCGGCTTCAGCCGCTTCTGGTCTGTGATGCGGCAACGCGCGGGGATGGCGCTGATGTTCGGCAACATCGTAAACACCATCCAGCAGATTACCGGTTTCTTGCTGGCCGGGGTAAAAGTGAAAACCCGCTACATGACGGCGGCATCATTGGATTTTGTTTCCAACTACAAAGAGATGAAGCAGTCGGTGGCCGAGCTTTCGGAATTTATGCGCAGCCGTATGGGCAACGAAATCGCGGCAATGGATGACTTTATCCAAGAAACGCTGATTAATCCGAATTGGTTTCAGAAGGCGCAAAACTGGACTAACCGCAATGCCTACTTCCTGCAGCAGGCGATGGCCAACAGCATGGAGCCGATCATCTGGACGGCAGCCTACCGGCAAGCTTTGGAACAAGGGATGAGTGAAGCAGACGCGGCCTTCTTCGCTGACGGGGTAATCCGCCAAACACAAGGCTCCACTCTGCCGGAGGACATCAGCCGGGCAGAAGGCGGCACGGCCTTTGTGCGCCTGTTCACGCAGTTTATGGGCTACTTCAATATGCAGGCCAATCTATTGGGTAACGGCTTCGTGAAGCTGATGCGGCAAGGTGGTTTGCGCCAGAACAAGCTGGCGGCGGCGCACCTGCTTATGATGGGCTACTTCCTGCCGGCGGCGGTGGCGGAGCTGATCGCCGCCGTCGGCTACGGCATGAAAGATGACGACGGCGACGGCTACGCCGACGAAATCTTGAAAACCGCGCTGTTAGACGGTCAGATAAAAAACGGGTTGGCTATGATTCCCGGCGTGGGGCAGGTAGGTACATTCCTGTACAACCGCTTCAACGGCAAGGCTTACGGCAGCCGCTTAGGTGGTGCGCCGGCCTTGAGTATGGCGGAAGCGGCTTTGCTTGCACCGTGGTCTGTTGCCAAGGCAGTAGAACCGGATGCCAACTACCGGCAGAAACGTAAGGGGGTGTACGACACGGCCACCTTAATCAGCATGACGCTCGGCTTGCCAGTGCGCGGCGTGTTGAAAGCTGGGGAGCAAGCTGACGACTGGAGCGGGTTGGATATGTTCAGCGAAGAGCAGAACTAGTTAGGTACACTTGATTTTTACCCTTCGGCGTTACCATAGACACGGTAACTCCGGAGGGTATTTTTTATGACGATTGAACGCGAAAGCCGGCGCAGTGATGTGTATTTAGGCGACGGCAGGAATACATCACTACCGTTCGGCTTTAAGGTATTTCTGCCGACCGAGATTGCAGTGGTGCTGAATGAAAATGGGGTGGAGCGCACCTTGTCGCACGGGCATGGCTGCACAGTGTCGTTGAACGCTGAGCAGGACGTGCAGCCGGGCGGTACGGTGAGGCTGGATACCCCATTGCCGCCCGGCAGCAAGGCGGTGGTGTTGAGCAACGTGCGCCCTCTGCAGCAGGTGGATTTGACTAATCAGGGCGGTTTTTATCCTGACGTGTTGAACGCGGTGCACGACCGGCTGACCATGCTGATACAGCAGCTGATGGAGTTGCAGAACCGCACGCCACAGGTGCCGGCAACGGACACCGTTACAGGCAAGGAATTGGCGCAGCAGATTGTGGAATTATCCCGCTCGCTGCCTGAAGCATTGCGGTTGCTGACCAGCGAGGAGTTTAAAAAACTACTGAAGCTTATTAAAGCCAATCCAAATCTGGGCGGGGTAGAGCTTAGCTCGGCGGTAAATAGTGTGCGTGAGGATGTGGCCGCCAGCTCAAAAGCGGTAAAAATCGCATATGACAAAGCAGTTTCCGCTGCCAGTTCCGCCAACGCCGCGAAGCAAGAGGCGGCGGCAGCGAAGCAGGCGGCTGACGGGAAGGCTCCGGCGAGCCACACGCACACTGCTGCGCAGATTAGTGACTGGGATACAGCACTGGCGCAATCTGTCTCTCAAGCCGTGGCTGGGGCGTTCCCGGTGCAGAAGGCAGACAACGGCTACCTGAAATTGCCGAACGGGTTAATCCTGCAATGGGGCAAGGTAGCTTCCGGCTGGCCGGGCGAAGGGCCTTACACCGTTACTTTCCCGATAACGTTCCCAAATAAATGTTTGAATACGCAGATAACTATGTGGAGTGACGGACGTAAAGGCTCGGTAAACCTAGATATAACTATCCCAGTTGGCATGATTAGGCCTGTCAGCTTTGACGCCTTATTTAATGGTATCGGCTTCCCAGGCTCGACTGCTGTGGACTTAAAAGGTTTTTATTGGTTTGCCATCGGTTACTAGGGGAGATACACCATGCACTATTACTCAAAATCAACAGGGGGTTTTTACGACTCCACCATCCATACAACATGGCCTGAAGATGCGGTGTGGATTACGGACGAGCAACACACCGCACTGCTGGCCGGGCAATCAAACGGCCAAGTCATCATGCCCGACAAAGACGGCAAGCCCGTGCTGACCTCAAAAGCGCCCAGCCATCTGCACCAATGGAACGGGAAAGAATGGACGTTAGATAAGGCCGCTGCATCACAACTGCTGGCTGAAGCCATCGACAAAGGCACGGAGGCCATCAATGATGCAGTAGAGCAAGCCTACCACCACGTTACCCGCTTTGAGGCTGAATATAAGTTGCGCGAACAACAGGCGCGTGACTACAAGGCAGGCGGCTGTAAAGGCGATGTGCCGGAACAAGTGGCGGCGTTTGCCAAGCCTGCCGGGAAAACCGCCTGCGAAGCGACCGACATCATCATCGCCCAAGCCGACAACTTGCGCATGGTGCTGGGCAAACTTGGGGTACTAAGGATGCGGAAGCTCGAGCTAAAAGACCTAAAAACCGCTGCTGAAGTGGATAAAAGGACGGCAGAGATTTTGGCTGAAATCCAACCGATTGCTGATAAATTACAGGTAGTGGGCAAATGAAACCACGATACTACTTAGCCCTCTATAAAGGTCATCGCGACGGCCGCGGCTGGCGCGTATGGTGTGCCCGAGCCACCGACTGGCTCACGCGCAAACTGACCCGCGGCCAGTATAGCCATGCCGAGATTGCCTACGGCCCGGCCGAAGGCGGCGGGTACGACTGCATTTCTTCTTCCGTGAGAGACGGCGGCGTGCGTGCCAAAACCATGCCGCTGCCCGCAGATAAGTGGGATCTAATCCCGTTGCCCGACAGCATCAATGAGCACGGCCAGCTCGACCGACTATACCGCAACACAGTGAGCCAGCCCTACGACTGGTTCGGTGCCGTCGGCGTAGTATTCAAAACCCGCCAGAGAGGCGACAAGTGGTTTTGCTCCGAGTGGTGTGCCGCCGCATTAGAGCTACCCGACTGCTGGCGCTGGTCGCCCAACGACCTTGCCGCCATCGTGCCCGCCCTGAAAAGAGGAGGAAACCATGCCACTTGAGACATCTGCCGCCGCCGGCGGCTATCTGGTCAATATCGGCGTAATCGGCATCGCGGGCACGTTGTTCGGCCTGCCGCTGGACGCGCTGTTTGCCTGCATCAAAATTTAGGGGGCGATATGGATAAATCAACAGGCCGTTTCAGGTGGCCTTTTTTACGGAGATTTAATATGAGCAAGTCTATCCAATGGCTGAAATATGCTTTTGAACTTCGATTTTTACCTGTGCGCTTCCAAAGGTGGCTTTTCAGCACAGGAACGCGCATCGTCGAGTTCCTTAACGCAGCGGGGCTGTTGGGCTTCGCGGTTGTCTTTATGTGCGACCAAGACAAGCTGTACGACTACCCCATCTACTATAAATTCAAGACGCTGCCCGAAGCATGGGTAGTCGGCATACTGCTGTTTGCCGCGCTGGCGCAGGGGGCGGCCATGCTCTACAAGTCCGACCGCAGCAATATTATCAGCGGCTGGCTGCTGATATTGGGCGGCAATATATGGTTTTTGATTTCGGTGGCGTTTCTTGCGCCGTATCCGCCGTTGAATACCGGCATGATACTGCCGCCGCTGATGTCCTTCGTCTGCGTGTTGGCGGGTAAAAACCTAATGGATTACAGCATTACCGAAGAAAGTCTAAAAGGAAAAAACGGGGAATAATCAAATGGGATTGCAGCAGTTTTTTTCCGCAGGGATATTGTTCGCCATGCTTGGCGGCGTACTCGGCGCGGTGTGGGCCTCCGTTAAGGAGCGAGATACGCCGTTCCAGTTTTTTATCGAGGCGGCAGTATCTGCGGTTGCGGCGGCGGCAGTGGCCGAAAACTACCTGCTGCTCAACCAAGTGTGGTTATGCGCCATATCTGGCGCAGGTGTCGGCCTGATGACGGGTACGGCGCTGGATGCCGCCTACGCCCTTGCGCCGAAAATCTCGAAAGGGTTTATCAAGGGTTTGGCGAAGCGGTTTTTAAATTATGAGGATAAGGAATAGGGCGTCTGAAACGGCCTTTTTTATTGGAGGATAAAGAAATGACTGAATTACCGTGGATGGCGGAAGCCAAGAAGCACATCGGCCTGAAAGAAATCGTCGGCGCGAAGCATAACCCGAAGATTGTCGAATGGCTGAAGGAAATGGGGAATTTCCCGGGCGCGGCGAAGTCTTGGTATTTTGAAGACGAAACGCCGTGGTGCGGCCTGTTTGTTGGGTATTGCTTAGGCAAGGGCGGACGCGCCGTCATCAAAGACTGGTACCGCGCAAAGGCGTGGGCAGAAGCAGGACTGACCAAGTTGTCCAAACCCGCCTACGGCTGCATTGCCGTCAAATCGCGCAAAGGCGGCGGCCATGTGTTTTTCGTAGTCGGCAAAAACGCCAAAGGTCAGATTCTTGGTTTAGGTGGGAATCAGGGTAACACTGTGTCTATCGTGCCGTTCAACGCGGCGGATATTGACGGCTACTTCTGGCCGTCTAAGTTGGTAGATGGTAAATCCGTGCCATCAAGCCCCGCGCCTGAACGTTATGTTTTGTCATCTGTTACGGCAACCGCCGCGCATGGTGCAAGCGAGGCATAGCCATGAATCCTGTCGAATTTCTGAAAGCGCGTATCGCTGAATGGGAAGAAAAGCGCAAGCAGGCGAGCGAAACCGCAGATCTGAAAGCGTTTGAGTTTGCCGAACGTGAAATCAAAAATTATCGGGAAATGCTGAAAAAGTATGAATGAATTGAAATATTGGAAACCCCTTGCTGCGCTGGCGGTGGCCGGCCTGTTGTTCGGCGGATGGCAGTTTGACCGCACCATGCAATACCGAAAGGGCAGGGGGGATGAAGCGGCCAAAATCAGCCTGACGCTGGCCGAAGCCGCAAACAAACAGGCGGCAGCCGCGCGTGAGAAAGAACGCCGCGCCGCCGCCGAACTGGCCGAAAGGCAAACCGAACTGGAAAAGGAAAGACAAGATGCCGAAAAAACTGTTAATGCTATGCGCCTTGAGCTTGACCGCCTGCGCCAACACGCCGCCCGTCAAAGTGGCCGCCGAAACCTGCCCGCAACCGCTGCAACCGCCGCCGCACCTGATGGCGCGGAAAGTGCCGAAGGCTGGGAGCTACTCGGACGCTGCGCTGCGGAATATGCGGGACTGGCAGAAACAGCCGACAGCCAAGCTGCCGATTTGAGGGAGTGGCAGGCGTACGGCGGGGCGGTGTCGCAGTGAGGTAAAAAAAGGCCGTCTGAAATTCAGGCGGCCTTTGTTGTGTCGGATTTACAGCGGTCATCTAATGTATAAAAAACAGCCAAATAGCTACCGGCATGGCAATCCATTTAAATATCCACCCTACACCGTAGGCGCGTTGTCGGGCTTCGGCACGCCCGTAGATTTGGGTGTAAATGTGCAAGCAAGTCCGGTAGATGACAAAATCAATGACAAGGATGATGCCGACCGTAATAATAAAAAACATAAGATTGAACAGTTGCGCTTCAATGCCCGCAGTGAGTTTGCTCATGGTGCTACCTTTCTTGGTTGTTTGTTTGGCGGGATGACAGTTCGTCCAGCAGCTTTAGCCATAATAATAAATTTTTTCTTACTGACTCCCTGATTATAATAATGTGTTCCGCAAAAAATTTGCGGTCTTTGATTTTATTGCATAAAAAACAACCAAAAAAGCATAATTGCGGAACGAAAAATCCACATTAAGTATTGGTAATACTGGATTTGCCGCGTTCTGTGTTGAAACAGCGCCTCTCCCTGATTGCCGTTTGTAAAACAGTCAGCCGCCTTCGGGCAGCTGTGTGTTGAAACTTAAAGCCGGTTATCAGGGCTTTAAGGGCGTCCGGGCCAGCCACCTTCGGGCGGCTGAGTGTTGAAACTCTGAAGTGGCGTGAAAATGTATTGGCGGCAAGTGTAACCGCCTTCAGGCAGTTGTATATTAAAACGGTCGCCACCTCCTGTTTCGAAGAGGTGTCTTGATCTACGGCGTTCAAACAGCCATAGCCAACAAAATATCCTCGCTAAATGATCTGCTGTTTTGTCAATATTTGAGGCGGTGCGTATAATCCCCGTTTTTATCACTACCGAACGAGGGGATTCGTCATGAGCGAA